TCTCGTTGGGAAGCTGATATGAAATCTGATTCATGGCTTTCAAAAAACATAAGACCACTTGTCTTAGCATTCTTAGTTGTATCAACAGTTTTAATGATATTCATTGACGCCGGTACAATTAACTTTGTAGTCGAAGCTAAGTGGACAGACTTATTACAAATAGTATTAATAACCGTGATCGGTGCTTACTTCGGTGGGCGATCATTAGAAAAAGTGAAGAAGTAAATAATTAAATTAAATTAAATCATGGCAAAAAGAAAAACAAAAAAAGAAAAAGTAGTAGACTTATCTCCTAAGGCAGAGAAAATTTCAGACGAACAATTAAAGGAAGTTCAAAAAGTTATACATAACGTTAATAACATCCAAATGAGATTAGGTGATATGGAAATTAAAAAACACGCTTTATTACATGAGTTCGCTGGAGTTCAAGATGAAATGACTATTCTCCAAAATAAGTTTCAAAAAGAATATGGGACGGTGGATATAAACATTGTAGACGGTATAATAAACTACCCGGGAAATGGACAAGTTAATTAGAAAAATTACTATAGGTAAAGACTACAAGAATGACGCTATGCACTACGCTGTAGGACAAGAAGTATATGGTGGCCATACTATCTGTGATATTATAGAAGAGGAAACAAAGTTCTCTATCTATATAAAAAAGAAAAATGATGTATTGCCCTGGAAAGATTTTAACAAGAACATGGCGGTATCTGTAGAGTATAACTTAGAATATTAAAATTATGAGAAATTCAGCACTAAAAGGAATGTTAGATGTGGCGAGTCCAATAAAACAAAGAGACAATGGATATACTCCACCTGTACCTAAACCTAAGAAAAAATCACCACCACCACCACCACCAAAACCTCCAAAAACTTATGGATTTGGAATTACTGAACCCGCTTAAATGAAGAGTGTTTACGATTTTGTCGTAAAACCAAAAGGAGAAAGATATAACAATATAAAAAAAATTGGTGATTCAGAGTTAATACTAAATACTGAAATTTTTAACCATCAATATATTAACAGAGTTGCAGAGGTTATATCTACTCCAATCATTGGAAATACGAACATACTACCTGGAGATGAGGTTATAATACATCACAATGTTTTTCGTAGATGGCATAACGTAAAAGGTATAGAGAAAAATAGTAGAAGTTATTTTGATGACAACACTTATTTTATACGAGATGATCAAATATTCCTATACAAGAGACATCAAGAGTGGGAGTGTCCTAAGGGATATTGTTTTATAAAACCACTAAAAGCAAAAAATCAATTTAACATTAATGCGGAACAACCTTTAGTAGGTGTTGTTAAATATTCAGACGGAACAGTTAGACAAGGTGACTTAGTGGGATTTAGTCCAGAATCTGAATACGAATTTATAATCGATGGGGAAAGACTATATCGAATTTTATCTAATTTTATTACTATCAAATATGAATATCAAGGAGACGAAGAGGAATATAATCCAGGCTGGGCAAGTAGCAGTTGAAGAACTGATTAAAGTTGCTAAAGAACCAATTGTAGATTCAGATGACGATATATCAGCAGATAGACTTAAGAATGCAGCAGCCACTAAAAAATTAGCTATATTTGATGCATTTGAAATACTTAATAGAATCCAAGAAGAAGAAAACTTACTCGAGGGAAAAACACCTGAAGAGAGAAAGGAAAAAGTCTTTAAAGGATTCGCGGAAGGTAGATCTAAGTAATGTACAAGCAAAGTTTAGTTAAAGTAATAGAGCCTGTAAAGAAAACTACCATTAGTAGATATAACAAAGGTAAGAAGTGGAAATATGGTTATGATAAAGAGCATGATATAATTGTACTTTCTAAAACTGGCCAAATAGGGGAAATACTTGAAATACAAAATCTTAAGATCGCTTTACCTAAGGTTCCCAAAGAAGTATTTAAACATGAAAAAAACAAGTGGATTAAGTTTGATCAACCTAAAGAACTAGCTAGATTAAAAAGTATTTTTGATTGGAAAATTTATCCAGAAGATCAAAAAGATCAATGGTTCGATTATATAGACGAAGAGTTTAAAAGGAGAGAGGAAGGGTTTTGGTTTATAAATAATGGTAAACCCATATACATAACAGGTACACACTATATGTATTTACAATGGAGCAAGATTGATGTTGGTGCTCCAGACTTTAGAGAAGCAAATAGATTATTTTATTTATTTTGGGAAGCTTGTAAAGTAGATAAAAGATGTTATGGAATGTGCTACTTAAAAAATAGACGATCTGGATTTTCTTTTATGTCGTCAGCAGAAACAGTTAACTTAGCTACTCTTGCAGGTGATAGTAGATATGGTATACTTTCAAAGAGCGGGTCAGATGCAAAGAAAATGTTTACAGACAAAGTAGTTCCTATATCAATCAACTACCCATTCTTTTTTAAACCCATACAAGATGGTATGGATCGTCCAAAATCTGAGTTAGCATATAGAGTTCCAGCGAGTAAATTTACTAGAAGGAAAATGTCTGCTACAGACGGGTTAGAAGAGATAGAAGGTTTAGACACAACTATAGATTGGAAGAATACAGGGGATAATAGTTATGATGGTGAGAAGTTAGCGCTATTAGTTCATGATGAAAGCGGTAAGTGGGAAAGACCAGATAATATTTTAAACAACTGGAGAGTTACAAAAACATGCTTAAGATTAGGTAGTAGAATTATTGGTAAGTGTATGATGGGTTCAACTTCAAATGCTTTAGACAAAGGTGGAAGTAATTTTAAAAAATTATACAATGCTTCAGATGTTACAAAACGGAATAAAAATGGACAAACAAAGTCTGGTCTATATTCTTTGTTTATCCCAATGGAATGGAACTACGAAGGATTTATTGATGAATACGGAGATCCAGTGTTTGATAGTCCGGATAATGATGTCTTCGACCCACATGGTGAACTAATAGACATAGGTATAATTGAGCATTGGAATAACGAGGCTGAAGGATTAAGATCAGATCACGATGCTTTAAATGAGTTCTATCGTCAGTTTCCAAGAACAACAGAGCACGCGTTCCGAGATGAGACAAGAAATAGTATATTCAATTTAGTTAAATTATACGAACAAATAGATTACAATGAGGGTATAGGAAATTCGGCGGTTATTACAACTGGTAATTTCCAGTGGGAAAACGGGGTTAAGGATTCGAAAGTAATATTTTATCCAGATATAAAAGGTAGATTTAATTTAAGCTGGGTTCCGCCTTTAAACCTACAAAATAAGGCTGTTCTAAAAAATGGAATGAAGTATCCCGGTAATGAACATATAGGAGCTTTTGGTTGTGACTCTTATGATATATCGGGAACTGTAGACGGAAGAGGATCGAATGGAGCATTACACGGGTTAACTAAGTTCTCAATGGAAGATGCTCCACCTAGTCAATTTTTTTTGGAATATATTGCTAGACCACAAACCGCTGAAATATTTTTTGAAGATGTTTTAATGGCTTTAATATTTTATGGAATGCCATTACTGTGTGAAAACAATAAACCGAGATTATTATATTATTTAAGAAGAAGAGGGTATAGAGGATACTCTATGAATAGACCAGATAAAGTTTGGAATAAATTATCGGTTGCAGAAAAAGAAGTTGGAGGAATTCCTAACTCTAGCGAAGATATAAAACAAGCCCACGCGGCTGCTATTGAGATGTATATACAGGGACACGTGGGATTAAAGGACAATGATACATATGGAAGTATGTATTTTAATAGAACCTTAAATGATTGGGCAAGATTTGATATAAACAAAAGAACGAAATTTGATGCTGCTATAAGTTCTGGATTAGCCATAATGGCTTGCAATAGACATTTGTATGCTCCAAATGCTAAGATTGAAAAACCAAAACTAAGTTTAAATGTTGGGAGATATTCAAACGTGGGTAATACGTCAATACTAATTAAAAAATAAATATGAGTCAATTTCCAAGTCAAGTAGTTAGCGACAGAGAAAAGTCGAGTGGTGAGTACGGCTTAAAGATTGCTAGAGCTATCGAGAGCGAGTGGTTCAATACTACTGGATATAATAATAGATTTCTTGGTAATATAAATAATTTTCACAGATTACGTTTGTATGCTAGAGGAGAACAATCAATACAAAAATATAAAGATGAGCTATCTATTAATGGTGATTTATCTTATTTAAATTTAGACTGGAAACCAGTTCCGATTATACCAAAGTTTGTAGATATAGTTGTAAACGGTATGGCGGAGAGAATATTTGATGTTAAGGCTTACTCACAAGATCCCTTTGGTGTGGACAAGAGAACCAAGTACATGGAATCTATAATGAAAGACATGAGAACAAAAGAGTTTAATGATATGGCTCAGAACCTCATGAATATGGATCTATATGAAAATAAAAAAGAGGATTTACCACAGACAGAGGATGAGCTAGCACTACATATGCAATTAACATACAAGCAGGCAGTAGAAATAGCAGAGGAGCAAGCGATAAACGTTTTACTAGAAGGTAGTAAATACGAGCTAACTAAAAAGCGTTTATATTACGATCTAACAGTTTTAGGTATTGCTGCTGCAAAAACTTCTTTTAATACAGCTAAAGGTGTTACTGTAGAATATGTAGATCCAGCGAATTTAGTCTACTCTTATACTGACTCACCTTATTTCGACGATATCTATTATGTTGGAGAAGTGAAGAGCATTCCAGTTAACGAATTAATAAGAGAGTTCCCAGATCTTACGGAAAGTGAATTAGAAGATATTTTTAAAAGTAATCACAAATCTAGTTGGAGACAAAGAGGAGGTACAGGGCAAGATGATGACTCTATGAAAGTGGAGGTTTTATATTTTAATTACAAAACATATATCCATGAGGTTTATAAAGTAAAGGAAACTGGAAGCGGTGGAAGTAAAGCAATAGAGAAAGATGATTCATTTAATCCACCAGAAGATAAAGAAGGGGATTTTGGTAGGCTAGGTAGGAAAGTAGAATGCTTATATGAGGGCGCTTTGATTTTAGGTACAAGTAGATTGCTTAGATGGGAGAAAGCAAGGAATATGATGCGTTCTAAAAGTGATTTTACTAAAGTTAAAATGAACTATTCTATTGTAGCGCCTAGGATGTACAATGGTAAAATAGAATCCCTAGTTAGTAGAATTACTGGTTTTGCAGACATGATTCAACTAACACATTTAAAATTACAACAAATACTATCAAGAATGGTTCCGGATGGAATTTATTTAGATGCTGATGGTTTAGCTGAGATTGATTTAGGTAATGGAACTAACTATAACCCACAAGAAGCTTTAAACATGTTCTTCCAAACTGGTTCGATTATAGGTAGATCATACACGGCAGATGGAGATCAGAATATGGGTAAAATACCTATTCAAGAAATTTCTGGAAGTGGAAGTGGTAAGATGCAGAGTTTAATTGGGACGTATAATTATTATCTACAAATGATAAGAGATACTACCGGGTTAAACGAAGCTAGAGATGCTGCAACTCCAGACGCAAAAACTTTAGTTGGAGTACAGAAATTAGCAGCAGCTAATTCTAATACAGCTACTAGACATATACTAAATTCAGGATTATTTATAACTGCTGATGTGTGTGAATCCCTCTCACTTAGGATATCTGATATCATAGAATACTCTCCTACTAAAAATGCTTTTATACAAGCTATTGGAGCACATAACGTAGCCACATTAGAAGAAATGGCTAATCTACACTTATATGATTTTGGTATTTTTATAGATCTATCTCCAGACGAAGAACAACAAGCTATGTTAGAAAATAACATACAAGTTGCATTATCACAACAAACTATAGATTTAGAAGATGCTATAGACTTGAGAGATATAAAGAATATGAAACTTGCTAATCAACTATTAAAATTACGTAGAAAGAAAAAGCAGAAGAAAGACCAAGAGATCCAACAGCAAAATATGAAGGCTCAAGCAGACGCAAACGCACAACAACAACAAGCTGCTGCTCAAGCTGAACTGCAAAAGCAACAAGCAATGGTACAAAGTGAAATTCAAGTTGAGCAAGCTAAGGGAAAAATCAAGCAACAAACTCTTCAAGTAGAAGCCGAAGTTAAGACAATATTAATGGACCATGAGTTTGAAATTAACATGAAATTAAAGAGGATGGATATTGAAAATGTTAAAGAGAAAGACGCAGTAAAAGAGAGTAGACAGGATGACAGAACAAAGATACAAGGCCAACAACAAGAACGTCTTGTAGAAAAAAGAGAACAAGTAAAAGAGAAACCATTTGAATCGTCAGGTAATGATGTTATAGGTGGTGGAATGCGGTTAGGCGCGTTTGATCCTAAGTAAACAATTTATTAATTATTATATTTTATTATGGCAAAAAAGAAAAAAGAAGAAGTAACCGAACAGACCGTTGAAAAACCGGAAGTTTTAGAAGTAGCTAC